AATAAATCAAGAAGAAGTATTGGAAAAAAAAGAAATGATTTAATAAAAAATGCATCTTCAAAAATTATTGCATTCATGGATGATGATGATATTTATTTCCCGACGTATCTTTCTCATAGTTATAAATCTTTAAAAGAAAACAAGGTTGGGTGCGTTGGATCTACTCAAATGATTTTCTCTATGTCTTGTAAAGATTATGATTGCTATATGATAAACTGCGGGAATAAAGTTCATTTAATACATGAAGCGACTATCATGATGACCAAGAAATGGTATAAAGCTTCGTGCGGATTTCATGATTCTAGTGAAGGAGAAGGTCAAAGCTTATTTCATGGAATGGAAAAACAAACTCATATCACAGATATTCAACATCTGATGTGCTGTTTACAACACGAAGGGAATACAATTAATAAAAAACAATTCGCAGATGAAGAACATAAAATAGATATTCAAATGGACGAACAATTAAAAATTGTTTTAAATAATATATTAAAGATAAAATAATATATATTATTATAATAGAAAATGACGTTTGATTATTCTGAAGAAGAAATCCACTCGATCTTAAAATCGTACAAACATAAGAGAGAAAAAGAAAAGGAAAGATATGATAGAATTAAAGATACTGAAGAGTTTAAATTAAAAAATAGAATGTGTGCAAAGAATCATTATGATAATAATAAAGATCGTTATAAAGAGAAATATGAAAATAAAAAAGATTTAATAAAGGCAAGAAAGAGTTATTATTATTATAAAAAGAAAAATGACATGGAAGCCTTTAAAAATAAATATCCCGAGAGATATGAACTCTTATTGATTGGCGGTTATTTCAAAGATTGGAAACCATTGGAATCTATTTCAACTTCATAGTCACTTTCTTCTTCAGCTGAACCTTCATCATCTGAAAGCTTTTCTTTTTTCATATAAGTCGGCGGTCTATAATCTTCATCAACTTTTATATTCTCGCGAAATGTCGCAATTAAATCGGGTCTTCCGTGCATCGCAAGAATTGAAGTAATTTCATCAAAATAACCTTGATCCATTTTTAACTTAACATATATTTTTTTTTCATGAAATAAATTAAAAATTAATATCTTTAATTTCATTCATTACAGGTTCTTTTTTCTCGGGGTGAGATTCAAGTATTGAGTCAACGTATTTTTTTGCGGTAGTCTCTTGAACCACCCAATCACTCCAACAAAAAACATACGCATCCATTCTGTCTTGTTCTTTAAGCAATTTCCGAACTTCTCTTTTGAAAGCATACTTATCCATATTTTATAATATTAAATATAAAAAAATTAAAATAAAAATATTAAAAATAAAATATCTATTAATATAAAAATGAGTATTTTATTACATGGCGATTGTTTAGAAGAAATGAAAGGAATGGATGATGATAGTGTTGATTTAATATTTTGTGATTTGCCGTACGGACAAACCAGTTGCAAGTGGGATTGTTGTATTGATCTTGAAAAGTTTTGGATTGAAATAATGAGAATCAAGAAAATAAATACTCCAATATTTATGACAACTACAACCAAGTTCGGAGCTTCATTAATTAATTCAGCTCCCAAGAAGTGTCCGTTTCGATACGACATTGTATGGGTCAAGTCAGCCCCCGCTGGTTTCTTAAGTGCTAAAAAGATGCCGATGAGAAAACATGAGATGATATATGTATTTTATGAGAAACTCCCATTTTATGATTTAAGTAGTCATAAGCATAAGTTTCTTAATAGTAAGAATGGTATGAAAGGTCAAGATAATTTATGTTATGGAAGTGAAGTAAAACAAGTACAAAATAAACAATACGATCCACCACTCCCCGTTTCAGTTGTTAGAGAAGATAAGATGAATACATTATATGGAGAGATTGATATTAAAGAATTAGATAAACCGAGAAAGGACAGAACAAGTGCTTACGAACCACCACTCCCCGTTTCAGTTGTTAAAGAAGAAGATAAAAAAATTATTAAAGGTGAAAATAATACTTATAATACTGAAGGAAGAAAGAAACCGATTGTAAGGGAGAAGGCGGGTAAATACGAACCACCACTCCCCGTTTCAATTGTTAAAGAAGATGTTTATGATTATACTTCAAGAATTAAAAATGGAAAATTAAAGGAAACTGGAAACGCACAGTTTAAAGGAGCAAACGGACAACCGCTATATGACCCACCGCTCCCAAATAGTATGTTAGAGATTAAATCAACAAGGGGGAAACACTCAACAGAAAAACCCGTTGCATTAATGGAATGGATTTTAAAGTATTATTCGAAAGAAGGAGATGTTGTATTAGATCCAACTATGGGTTCTGGTTCAACTGGTATAGCCTGTAAAAATATGAATAGAAACTTTATCGGGATTGAAATGGACGATGAAATCTATGAAGTGGCGGTTAATCGCATTGAAGATCATAACCCGATTTTGTAAATAATTCTATAGTATAATATTTTTACATTTTCGGGTTTTGAAAATAAAATATAATAAATAATAAATGCCTTTGGATAAAGATGGAAAAGCGATTCTGTATAAACCTTGGGTCAATAAAACTAAATCAAATAAAAAATATTTTGTTTACGTGAAGGCGGATAATAAAAGGGGATTCAAGAAAATCGGCTTCGGAGATAAAAGGTACGGACAATTCAAAGATAAGCTCGGTAATTATAAATCATTAGACCACGGAGACCCACAAAGAAAAAAGAATTATTATGCACGCCATGGAAAGGCTACATCGAAGGATTCAGCTAAATATTGGAGTCATAAGATTTTGTGGTAAATAAATGACATCCTTTAAGTATAATTAAAATAATAATAATAACAGATTAAAATGACTTAAAGATAATATGATATATATAATTAAGAATAGAAAATGAAAGATAGTAAAGATAATAAGTTTAAATCTGAAAATAAAAATATATCTAATAGTAAATATATGAAATATAAAGCCGTTGAATTATTTGACAATTCAAAGCGTCCAAAATATTCTTGGAAGAAAGACCCGTCAAAGGTTAGAGACTTGGAGTTAGTTAGTTTCTATGAATATAATTCAACTTTAAAACTTCCAAAAAATTATTCTATTTTAACGGGTAAAAAATCTAATTTGACAGTTATTGATATTGATTGCAATAAAGATGAAAATATTGAAGATAATGTATTTATTAAGAAGTACGGTTCAGACCCTTCAAAATGGAATGGAGTAGTCATTAAATCTCCATCAGGTGGGTTTCATGTATACTATCAATATGAAGCTTCACTTAAACACGGACAAGATGCAGTTTCTCATATTGACATCAGGAATGACGGGGGACTAATCATTTCGGCTGGTTCGATCAGAGACGGAAAAAAATATGAATGTATCCATGGTGACTTGAATGATGTTCCAAAAATTAATGATGATATGATTGATTTTATCCATAGTATAGATTATTACAATCCATCAAAAAATAATTCCAGCGATAGAAAAACTAAAATCAGAGTTAAGAAAATTAAAAGTAAAGATGGAAAAAAAGAAATCATTATTGAAGAGATTATCGGTTGTGACCAGTCACTTTATCATTATGATTATCCAGATGAATTATTACATCATATTATTAAGGGGCTTCCTTCAAGATATTTTGAAACTTATGAAGGTTTCCTTATTTTTACAACCGCGATGAAACAGATTGACAGGTTAGATATTTGGAAGATGTATCCCAAAATAAGAAAAAATCCAAATGGAGAAGCTAATAAATATGATGATTGTTTCTATGATGGAATCAGCGGTCATAAAACTATTCTCGCGATGAATCATCTTCTTATCAATTCATCATATCAAAATGCAAGAACTTCTCTTGATTATTTCAAGTATAAACCAACTTTAAAAAATAAAAGAAAACCTGATGAAAAAGTTAATTCTGAAAAGCTTGGATATGATTTTTTCACGGATAGACTTGGAGAGAACGGGATTCGTTTTATTACTTGTCGCTCCGATACAGGTACAGGAAAAACAACTTCATTCAAAACCTTCATCAAGAATCATCCGAAAGAAAGATGTATTAGTATCGTATCAAGAATCTCTCTCGGGTTAGAACAATATGAAACTTTTAACAACGCGGGAATTGATACGGGATTTTATGAAAATGAAAACTTTTCACCTGGTGAAAATTATATCGTTCAGATTGATAGTCTTTTAAAATTACAATACTGGGTAAATCAAGGAATGACTCGCGGTTATACACTCTTTCTTGATGAATGGAATAGTATTGTAAAACATCTTTTCACTTCTGACACTATGACTAAAAACGGAGTTCGAATTCAAATCATGGATTTACTTGTAGAGATTATCCGTGACGCTAAATATGTAATTATGACTGACGCAGATATTTCAGACCAATCTTTAAGGTTTCTAGATTTTGTTTTAGATAGTCCCGACTATAGAAATAAAGATAAAAAATTATCAGACTATTCCGTATTTATTGAGAATGATTATAAACATAATAAGGGTACACCCGCCGAAGAGCTTTATGATATTGATACTCTCGCTCGTATGATGAAAGCTACTAAAAAATGGATTTGTCCCTGCGACGAAGCGAGATCCTGTCATCTTTTAAAAGAAATGATTGGAGATGAGAATATTTTAATCGTTGATAAGAATACAACTGAACGTCACAACTGGGACGATTACGATAGAATTATTTTTTCTCCCAAGGTTATTTATGGTTTAGATAGTATTATGAAACGAGCCGTATTCTGTTTTTATCAAGAATCAACTATTGATGCACGGGATATGCTCCAACAAATTAATCGTAATCGTAATATTACTAAACTATATTATTTATTCCAAAGAAAAAGATGTCAAGAAACAGTTTTCAATACATTAGATGACGCGATTGAAGATAGTAATAATCTTAAAAAATGGTGCGATAAAAATGATTATCTCCATCAGGAAATGAGTTCAGTTCATTCCATCTTTAAAGATGTATTCAATCAATTAAAATATAATCGGGACGCGTTGGATTCTAACCCGTACGCTCACTTTAAAAAACTTCTTCAAGAAAGGGGCTTCAAAGATACGACAAAAATATTTCAATCTAATATCAAGAGAAGTAAAGAACTTTTAAAGGCTGATAAAGAAAGAATGATTAGTGAAGTTCATAAAGATATTCCTTACGTTAAAGATAATAATGAAAAATATATTGGACTTCCCGAAGATGAGATTGAAAACTTCAAAGAAATATTTTGCGATATTAATTTCATTCGAAGGTATACATCATTGAAAAGGTATATTTTTTATGACTATGGAAGCGAATATAATGCAGAACAGAAAAAATGGATTCAAGAATATAAAGATGATGAAATGAGATTGATGGAACAGAAAAAAGATATGAAGAAAGATATGAAAGAGAAAGGAGAGTTTGATATTAAAAAGATAGTTTCAGATCAATCAAAGATTATCTTTTTGGATCGGTTAAGAACTGATATTGAAATGAATGATAGATTAAAAATTAATGATTTTAAATTATTAGATGATAAGAAGGCTAAAGAATATTACAAAGAATATCAAGCCACCTTCGGGGATAGAAGTAAAAAAGATAAAGGTAATCCATTAATGTCTGAAGTTGGGACTCAACAGTTAGTCGGAAAGATTTATAAAAAAATATTTGGAATCAATCCTTTCAAAGGTTCATCAACATCAAAAGATAATAAAACTATAATGAAATATGAAGATGCATCTTTAAGAAACTTTGGAGTATATTATGAAGTATTCACCTTATCAAAGGGGGAGTATGAAAAGAATAAAAATATGTTATATGAAACTGGAAAATTGAATGAGACCTGTTTGATTGAAGATTAGTATTTACTATTACTTCGTTTATTCTTTTTATTATCCTTTACTTTTTTATATCCATCAAATATTTTATCAGGTTCAATCTTATCTGGTTTTATTTCTTTCTGAATATTATAATTGAGATTTTGTTTGTAGTCAGCTTTCTTCGAATCAACCTGTTTGATCTTTTTTGTTTTCTTCGGCATTATATATTTTCATTTATTTTTTTTTAAATTATATTTTTATTAAATTATTATATATTAAATATTATAAAATGAGTTTAGTAATTGCAACGAACAAGGATCAAGACAATACATTTCGTCAAGAAGAATCAATTTATTCTGCTTGGTCGTTTAAGAATAGTCTTTCGTCTACGTATAATATCCCCGCTGATTCTCAAGTCGCCCTTCAATCGGTCAAAGTAAATATTGACGGGAGATTAACTATATCAGCCAACAATTCTTGGTGGTATGATTATTTCGGGCAAGATTTGGATACTGTTGATGGAAATGATAAAGATGGTAATGATACAGATACGACCCAACTTGAATTGACAACTTCTTATCCAATACTCCAAGATTTAAATGTCCCAACGGGGACGTTTTTAGAATTAAGCACGGAAGAGTTTTCTGACCGAGTAGAAGACAACCACAGATGCTATCATCCGAATCTCATGGATAAGTTTACATGTGACGTTCAAAGAAACGCGGGACTTGATTTCTTGGGATATGAGTTTGGATACGATCAGGAAGTATCAGCTCAATCAACGATGCCGACGGGGTCTCAAGCATTCTTCAAAGATAGTTTCCAGCGGGGCGTTTATGATAAAGCGTCAGGAGTTTTCACAAGAACCCTTGATTTATATAATGGAACAGCTGGAGCGTATCCCGAC